ATGGCCTGTACCAAGGACGATTTCACAAAAGACCTTCAAAGCGAAATACCGCATTTGCGCAGATACACCCGCTCGCTGACCCGAAACCCGGAAGCCGGTGACGACCTTATGCAAACCTCTCTGGAAAAGGCCTTGCGGCACCACGCCAGCTTTCACTGCGGCACGGAGCTGCGCCGCTGGCTGTTCACGATTGCCCGCAACGCCTATCGCGACGAACGCAAGTGGCTTGCGCGGAGGGGGGATCATTTGCCTATCGAGGACTGGCTGGAGGAAACCCAGGCACTGCCCGCTCAGGAAAAGCACCTGGAGCTGGAAGATGTCGCCAGGGGCATTGCAGGGCTGAGGCCCGAAGACCGGAACGCCCTGGAGTTGCGGGTGTTTTCGGGCCTGTCCACCGGGCAGATTGCCAAGCAAACCGGCGTCGCGGTTGGCACCGTGAAAAGCCGGCTTTCCCGTGCCCGGCACCTGCTTGCCGCCGTCTGACAGCCGGCAGGCGCCTGTTCAGCCTCCCGTTATCAGGCCGCGACCCTGACCGGGACACCGGCCATTCGGGCGGTCAGACGCTCCGTTTGATAATCCGACCAGTCTTCCGCCGCTTCTTCCTCGTTTTCCCTAGTCTCGGGGAAGGCGGCGGAGAGCACTTCGCCGGTGATATTGTTGCACCAGCCTTCCGCGGGATTGAATTCCAGAACCGCCTGGACCTTTTCGAGTTGTCCGGTCTGGAGGTCCTCGATGATCCTGGAAAGTCTCATGTCGGAGACATCTGTTTCCGGTGTGTAGAAGCAGTTTCCAAGTTCGCAAATCACTGAATAGAACGACATGTCGAGGTTCAACGTCATATAAGCCTCCGTCTAAAATAGACCGAGAGAATATACGCAAAAAACGTACATGTCAATTTTATGAATTTTTTGAAATATGGCAAAAGCGTACGCTTCAATCGCTGCGTGAGTCGACGGCGTACGGTCGTGTTTGGCCACAAAAGGCACTTGCGCGGAAGGTGGCAGGGCTGTCCGCAAACGGTGTGGTTATCTTTGGGTGGGGGCGATGCGGCGGGCTGTCAGACCACCTGGCGGATCACGCTCAAGACCTTGGCGATGATCCGCACTTCCGTTGCTTCTTCGTCGTGCTCGTTGAAGATCACCGGCTCCTGAAAGCGCGGGTCGTTCGATTCCGGCTGCAGTTCGATCTGGCCATTCCGGCGGATGATCCGCTTGGCGGTGCGCTCGATGGTGTGTCCGCCATCTCTGGTGCGTTCGACGACGGCCAGATCTCCGGACTTGATCTCCAGGCCAGCCCCAAGATAGTCGACACACAGGATGAAGTCGCCGTTCCAGGCGATGCGGTTGAGGCTTTCCCCATTGATTTGCAAAAGGTATTGGTTTTCGCTCGGGAAGCGAAGATCGCCTGCGAAACTCGTTTTTTTGGCGGCATCCGTTTCGAACAGTGCGGATTCCATCCAGAGGCCAGCGGCCACCTGGCCTTTGATTTCCAGGGGTGTTGCAGCCCTGGAAGGCGCGCTGGAGGCGTCGAGGTCGGTAATGGAATCGGGCGCGAGCGCCAATATATCTTCACGCGTGATCGGCTGTTCCCCCTTGCCCAGAAGGACCGGAAGAAGCTTTGCCACGAAGTCCGACGGCAGCGCCGGTTTCATGTAGTCCGCGCTGAAATACCGCTGGATGGAAGACGCGTTCTGATAGCCCATCGCCCGCGCAATGGCGCGGATAGACAGACCGCTTCGGTCTTTCAGATCCGCGAGCTGGCGGGAGACTGCCGATTGTTCGTCCATATCCATAAGATGCTCACCGGGTCACGTTCGATGCATACGTATTAGCAGTAAAAACGTACGGAGTCCATGTTGACATACGTACGCAATAAGCGTACGAATTTTGTGTCATCAAGTGAATGCGTGGGAGTGACGATGAAAACTCAGACAACCCTTCGAAACAGGACAGAGGAGACTGGCCGGTGAGGGACCTGACGGACGAAATTGAGGAAGCGCAGGCAAAGGTTGCGCACCTGAGGATCCGGGCCGAGCGGCCGAGCGCCAGGCTGGAGGACGAATTCGCCTTGGAAAAGGCGCGAAACAGGCTGCTGACGCTTGAGCTGCGCAACCTGAAGCAGGGCAGCGACGCGCGCGGCGGTTCCTGCCATAAGCCCAGAATGCGGGGTGCCGGCAGCGCTGGAAGGGAAGGGCAAGTCCTTTTTAATTCCAGAACAAAAAGTGAACAAATGCCACGTACAGCGCGGGAGAGGGCAGAAGCCGCATTTGCTGCCGTGCAAGGCACTGCGGTGGTGAAGAAAGGTCGGGTCTGATGGCTTCGGGAGGACTGGTTGACAGGATTGCTGCCGAATATGGCGTTCATTTTATCAGCCACACAAGACGGGTGCAGGGGCGGCACCAGTCGAAGGCCCGCCGCACTTTCCAGACCCTGTTGCAAAAACACGGGGCGGACCATCTGCGCCTCGTGTTCGGGCTGATCAACACGGCCGAGAACAGGGGGAACTGGTCTGCCCCCTGTTTCACCGCCGTGTCCTGGCTAGTTCTGAACAAGCCTGACTGGGTAGAACGCCGGGGATTTCTGGATCAATTCGACCGGATCAATCTGGAGGAACTGCTTGGCAGCGCCAGGCATATCAACCCCGCAGCACCAACTGTCACGCTTGCCGTTCTGCTTTCCTACGAACTCGATAAGCTTCTGGAAACACCACGCGAGGGGCTTGCCGCATGAATTGTATTGTCAGTTGTGACAGGTTGATTACACTGCCGCCGTCAATCTTCGGCTGCATTGAGTCTTTTCGAGGTTGCACGCCTGGCTTGCTGCGCTCCGGCCCTGGTCCGGCGGCGGACGGATCTTTCACCGGCATTTTGAAAGGGGTTTTGATCATGAACGGCTATTTGACAAAAGCTCAGATTTTCGCCTTCGAACGCGGAGCCACTGCGTGCAGGGAAGGCAAGTCCCGCGAGGACAATCCTTACCCGCGACAGGCCGATTATTTCGGCCTGTGGGAAGAGGGTTATCAGAAAGAACGTGAAAGCCAAGGCAAGTAACGAGGCCCTCGGGCGCGCCTGTGATGCCGCACGGAAGGGACTTACGCCGTGCGGTTCTGTTTCACCTACAGTTTGAAGAGCGATGGTATGGAAACGAGTGCACCTGACCAGATCCTGGCCCGGCTGATGGAGGCTGTCGAAGTTGTTGCGGCGACCGGCAAGGGCGATGGACCGCGCGCTGTTCTGGCCAGTTGGCCTGAATGCCAAGGCAAGGTTGCCAAACGCCGACGTATCTATTCACCCCGCATGATCAGCCAGGCCGAAGAAGCAATTACCTGGTTCTCCCTGATCGAGGACCCGGACGCGCGCCGGGCACTGCAGTTTGAAGTGATGTGCAAGGCGGGCGGTGGCAAGTTTTCGCGGATCTGCGAGAAATACGGCTGGAAACGCTCGACGGTTACCAGCCGCAACAAGGTGGTGCTGCGCCGGCTGGCCGAAAAGCTGGAAGCGCTCAACTAGAGCAAATCGCGATGCAGGATTTTTCCATTTAAACGCGGCACCCTAGCCAATAACCAGATTGCCGGACCATTCAGACAACCGGCAATCTGCCATTGTTCGGCAAAGATCGAAGGTGATCGTTGAGCCGATCTCGCGAAAAACAGTGCCGCAATCGGTTCTGCGCAAGCGCTGTGGGTCCAGATTTCCGCCGCCCTTTTTCCAAACCCCCGAGACATTGGAAAAGCATGCCCAGGAGAGTGGCAGGGCGCGCATTTTTCCGGCAAGAGCTGAAAAAAACTGACCAGATGCGCACAACGTGGGCCAGTCGATAATCCCGCGTTGGAGCACGGCTTTTCGAAAAGCTGTGCCTAAACAGTGGCTTCAGACATTCGGGCGACGTGGACAGCTTCGACAAAACCGGGCAAAAAGGGGCTTCCTTATTTTACCGTGGATCAGTGTGCCCAAGAGGCCTGGTACCGGTTTTACGCTTCTTCCCAAAGCCAAAGACGATTTCAGCGAGGCGCAGGCTTTTTGCATCTGGTGCTTCGAACGCCGGGGCCAAGGACCGGCGATGGGGAAGCCGCGGACCGTGTCTTGAACTGACCTCCAGACGACTTGCAGGAAAGTGCGACCCATGACTTTGCCAGAAGGGGGCGGCAGCGCGCTGAGGTGGCCGACGGCCAGAGCGCGCCGGAAAGTGTGCGCGGAGTTTTGCGCGCATATTGCCGCCGGATATTCGATCGACAGTTTCCCGGACGCCGACGGCCGGACGATCCGCTATTACGCCGAACAATTTCCCGAGGACTTTCCGCCCGCAAAGCTGGAAGAGGCCGCGCGGCGCGGCCTTCTGGAATGGGAGCGGATCGGCAAGGACGGCGCCAGGGGAGAACTGGCGAAATTCAACGCCAGTGCCTGGACCTTTGCCATGAAGAACCGCGCCGGCTGGCGGGACCGGACGGAGCCGGAAGCCTGGCCGGTCTGGAGCGGGCCGGAAGACAGCCAGACACTCGAGACATTGAAACCGCGCAGCTCGGAGGAAATTGCTCTGGGCGTGATGGCATTGCTGACCGGAAAGGATATGCCAAAGGATGGCGACGGCCCTCGAAACGCTGATTGACCACATCGACCAGATGCCCGCGGACGAGCGGGTTGCCTTGCAGAAACAACTGGATGAGGCGGGCGTGCTGGACCAGTTTTCCGTCTGGCGGCCTCAGGCCGGACCGCAGACGGAAGGTTATTTCTCCGAAGCCGATCTGACGCTTTACGGCGGCGCGGCGGGCGGCGGCAAGACGGACCTGATTGCCGGACTGGCGCTGTTTGCCCACCACAAGGTGGCGATTTTCCGCCAGTCGCTCAAGTCCCTGAAGGGCTTGACCGAACGCATGAACGCGCTGATGCGCCAGGCGGGCATGGGCAAGATTTCAGGCAACCCGCCAAGGTGGACCGGGCCCGACGAACGGCTGATCGAATTTGGCCACCTGGGTCTGCCGGGCGCGGAAGAGGACTGGCAGGGCCGTGACCATGACCTGAAGGCCTTCGATGAAGGGGCGCAGATGGACCCGCGCAAGATCATCTTCGTGCTCGGCTGGCTGCGCACGACACGGAAGGGACAGCGCTGCCGCGGGTTGATCGCCACCAATCCGCCACTGGGCGGGCAGGGGGATTACCTGAGCGACTGGTTCGCGCCCTGGCTCGATCCGCTGCATCCGCTCTACGGCAAGGTGCAGCCGGGAGAGATGCTGTGGGCGGTGTTCATCGACGAGGGCGATGCCATTCGCACGGTGTGGGTGGACGGGCCGGAGCCGGTTGAGATTGAAGGCGAGATCCGCACGCCGAAGAGCCGGACCTTCATTCCGGCACGTCGGCAGGACAACCGCTTTCTGGGAACGGACTACGACGCCCAGCTTGACCAGATGCCCGAGCCGATGCGCACGGCGCTGAAGACCGGAGACTTTCTGGCGGCCCGACAGGACCACGAGTGGCAGGTGATCCCGTCCGACTGGGTGGACCTTGCCTTCGAGCGATACGACCAGGGCATCGATCGGGACGAACCGATGACGGTGCTTGCCGTGGATGTTGCCCAGGGCGGCAAGGACCGGACGGTGCTGCAGCCGCTGCATGGCCGGCGCTTTGAGACCAACATCGTGCGCAAGGGGACCGACACGAAGGACGGTGCCGATGTCGGTTCGCTGATCATCCGCGAGCGGCGCGACAATGCGATGATCGTGGTGGACTGCACCGGCGGCTGGGGCGGGGACACGGTTGGATTCCTGAAGCGGGAAAACAACATTCCGGCGGAAAAATGCGTCTTCTCCGCCCAGTCGGGCGAGCGCGCAAAGGACAGCAGGATCCCGTTCTACAACTTGCGCGCCGAACTTTACTGGCGCTTGCGCGAAGCCTTGCACCCCAAGAGCGGGCTGGGGCTGGCAATCCGGCGTTCGGCGACGGTGAAGGCGCAGTTGACGGCGCATCGCTGGAAGATGCGAAACGGGAAAATTCTGATTGAGAGCAAGGAAGAGATCAAGGACCGGCTGGGCTCTTCCCCGGACGAGGCGGATGCAATTGTCGAGGCATTGGGATGGAAGCAGAAAGCGGAGCTGAAGAAGGTTCTGAAAACCGGAGCCGAAAGCCGGATGGCGCCACTGGGCGACCCGCTGGACGGTTTCTGATCCGCGACCTTTGCCTGCGGGATGCCAGCTTCATCGCGGCCAACATGCGGGATCAGGACCTGCGCGAAATCGCCTGTCTGTGGAAGGAGTGGGACACAAGGGCGCTGGCGGCCTGCGCGCTGCAGACGGCCGTGCCGTGCATGGTGTGGTCGCTCTGGTACGACGGCCAGCCAGCGGCAGCCTATGGCTTCAGCCAGGCGTCCGCCTTCGATCCGGATCATTGGCAGGCCTGGGCCTTCGGCACGGATCGATTCCGCCGATGTGTGCCGGCGATCACACGACACTTGCTGGAAATCCGGGAGACTGTGGAGCGGGATTGCCGGCGGCTGCAGGTGATCACCCTGGACGATCACGACATTGCCCATGGCTGGATCGAGGCGCTGGGCGCAACACGCGAAGGGCGGCTGAGGGCCTATGGCCGAGGCGGGGAGGACTTTTATGTCTATGCCTGGGTAAGGGGGGACAAGCGGCCATGAGCGTTGTTCGAAACCGGGAAGGCTGGTAGCGTCCGGCCATTGCAATTTTGACGTTTTTATCTGGAGGCTCAGCCTTGTCTTCACCCAAGGATGATCTGCCCGTCGGGCAGATGACGAAACATTTCGCAGGCAATATCTCTCAACTGAATGCGATCGTTCTGTCCGACTATCGCAGGACCGAGGAAAACATCGGTTATCACAGGGGCCGCCTGGACCAGGGGTTCAAGCTGCTGGTCCTCAAGCACTTGCCGCTGCCGGAAGTGTTCGAGTTTCAAGGCACGACCTTGCGATCAGGCGGGCGGTATGGCCTGCCGGAGGAAACGCAGGAGGCGGACCGGCGGCGCGCGGCCGTGCATGACGGCATCCTGGCGGACCGCGGCGCTGCGGGATACCGCGATCTGCAGACCCGCGCTCTGAGCCTTGCAACCGTGACCGGGCCGAAGCGGCTGGTAAAGGTCATGCCCACGATCCGGCATGACGAGCATCTGGCCCCTCGCGATCAATATCCCATGGGCGGCGGTTTTCTGCAGTGGGACCTGAAGAAGCCCGGCTTACCGTTTTTCTGCGCGGCGCATTTCAAACCGGGCGGCACGGTGGTGACAGCGGACGGCACGTTTCAGGTGAACTCGGACAACTTTCTGGCCGACTATCCGCAGCGCGAGAAGCTGCAGAAGTATCTGCAGACAGTCTAGGTTTCATGCCACGGCTAGACGGGGGAGCGGGCGGCGAAGCGGATGCGGTAGTCGGTCGGGCGCAGGCCGAGTTTCTTGCGGAAATGGTGGCGGAGCGCGTGGGCGCTGCCGAAACCGACGCGGGCCGCGATCGTTTCCATGTCGTCGTCACCCCGGCTGAGGATCTCCTTGGCGGCCTCCAGACGCTCCTGAACCAGCCACTCGCCCGGCGTCAGTCCCGTTGCTTCGGTGAAGCGGCGCTGGAAGGTGCGCGGGCTGAGGCGGCAGAGGGCTGCCATGGATTCAATGGTCCAGGCCGTCTGCAGCGCCTGCCTGACCCGCTCCAGAACCGGTGCGATTTCGCTGCCCCCGCGATGAGCGACGGGGCGTTCCAGGAACTGAGCCTGGTCGCCGGTGCGGTGGGCGGGAACGACGAGGCGGCGCGCAACGGAGTTGGCCTTGTCGGTTCCGTAATCCTGGCGGATGATCTCGATCATCAGATCGATGCCGGCGGCGCTGCCCGCAGACGTGTAGATCCGGTTTTCCTGACGGTAGAGCGAGGCCTCGTCGACGGTGACGGCGGGGTGCCGCTCGCGCAGCTTTTCCGCGTAGCGCCAATGGGTGGTGGCGGAGCGACCGTCGAGCAGACCGGTGGCTGCCAGTACGAACGCACCGGAGCAGATGGACACGAGCCGCGCGCCCCGGCTGTGTGCCTCGCAAAGCCGGTCGGCAAGCGATTGGGGAACCGGGCAATCCGCCCCTTTCCAGCCGGGCACGACGATGATGTCCGCCTCGGCTATGCGTTCCGGGCCATGGTCTGGCACGAGTGTGAGGCCGCCATGGGCGCGTAAGGGGCCTTCCTCGACCGGGCAACTGGCGAAGCGGTACCAGTCGGCGCCGAATTCGGGGCGGGCCAGACCGAATATCTCCGCGACGATACCGAACTCGAACGTGCAAAGCCCGTCGTAGAGAAGGGCGACGACAAGCGGGCCTTCCGGCGCGGAGGGGGCAGTGGTTTGAGGGGACGTATTTTTTGTCATGATGTTTACGTATATAGTCAATCATGCCAATTGCCAATCGGCGTTCAGACGGCGACAAACAGCGGGAAAGGAGACCTTCATGACCAACAATGTCACCGCTGTTCCAGCCGCACCGAGCGATCTCGCCAAGGAACATTTTGCCGCTGAATTTACCTTCGAGGCCGATTGCTGGGATGTGCACGACGCCCTTCAGGGCGAGCCTGGCTTTGTGTTGCTGGATGTGCGCAGTCCGGCGCTGTTCGAAAAAGGCCATGTGCCCGGCGCGATCAACCTTCCCCACGGCAAGATCATCCGTTCCAAGATGGCCAGGTGGCCGGAAGAGACGCTGTTCGTGACCTATTGCGCCGGCCCGCATTGCAACGGTGCCGCACGGGGGGCGTTGCGGCTTGCGGAACTGGGCCGCCCGGTGAAGATCATGGCAGGTGGCGTTACCGGCTGGATCGACGAAGGTTTTGAGCTGGCAACCGGTAATTCATGAGCTGAGCTGCAGCAAGAGCCCCTGCCTGCCTGACCCTGCCTGCTTTGGCCGGTCAGGCGGGGGCATTACCAGCAGCATCGGTCGAAGAGAAACGATAGCCAGGGCCGCGGCAAGGGAAGCCTTCAGGAAAGCTCCAGCGGCAGGTTGCAAAAATTCACTGGATCAACCACAATTCTGATGGGAACAAAGAATGAACATTTTTTAGGGGATTTGGACGCAGGACCCATGGCGGATTTTGAAGATATTACCGGCTGGCGGGAAGAGCTGGCGGCATTTGAGAAAACGGAAGAAGGCAGGGCCTTTTTCGACAAATACAGTTCGTGGAGCCCAACAAGACCCCGGGCACCCAAATTGCCATATGAAACACTCCTTCATTTTGGTGGATTGCACCTCACGCACCCGGAAATTCTTGAGGTGATGAAGCGGTCGGAAGCTTGGCTCGATTATCTGACTGCCAATCCGGATTTCGGCCGGGATGATGAGGGGTTCGATGAGCTTTGCCCGTGGGCGGACAACGAAACCATCTACGACTTCGAACGCTGGTATGCGATGAAAACGCAGATCCCCTATGACGGTAACCTCGATCCCGGCCGGCGCTTAGCCTACAGGGTTGCGATCGGAGAGCTTCCATCCCTGGCGGCTCCGGAGACCCGGGCTTACGCTGAAAAAGAGCATTCGACGGATATCGCCTTTTCAGACAAGGGGGCGAAATGAAAGAGAAGGTTATTCTCCTTGATGCCTCCGAAATTCTGACATTTATCGGAAGAGTGGGATCTGGAGAGTACCCGGTTCAGGGTTTGAATGCGATCGCGAACCGGGGTGACAAGTTTTTCTTCAGCGGGGATTTTCAAGCCGAGCTGATAAAGGCCAAAGAGTGGGAAAGCCGCAGGGGAAAGATCCTTCAACGATGGCTGGACGAGAATGCTCACCGCATCGTGGAAATCGATCCGGTGGAGGGAATTGACCAGGAAACAGGCAAGCCAGAGGAAGAACTGTTCGATCCCGAAGGAAAGCGGTACGAGAGCGGCGGCGAAGTGGCCGATATGTCGATTCGCAAATTCATGTGACGGAACAGGGACACATACGATTTTGAAGTGATCGGGAGAGACATAGACCTGCTGGACAATGATTTTGGTGAAGACCACCCGCTGCACCAATTGAAATTCGACCGTTTGAGCACACGCTCGGCTCTGACTTGGCTGAGTGCCCATCCGGATGTGCCTTTTACAAAAGAAAAGTTCACCGCCCTTCGCAATCGGATATCTTCCGGTCGTTACGACCTTTCCGCAAAGCCGGGGAGGAGGGTAACGACGCATCCGCTTGAAAAACATACGTATGTTTTGCCGGACAACTTTGAACACGCCCAGGCGCTTAAGATAGGCAAACATGCGACGAATTTGTTCCGTCGAGGCGCGCCGGTTTTCGTTCTTGGTCTTGCAGCCGTTCCGGTTTTTTCAATGGTTCAGGCACGTGCGGACGAGCGGAACATACCGTTTGCGCAGGCGGCAAGAGAGCTGGGGCTGGAGTTTACAGAGGACGATCTGAAGTCCATGGCGGCGGAGGCGGGCCTCGACCTGGCCGTTTCGTTGACGCCTGTCGGGCCGTTGAAAAAGGCCTGGGACGTTCTGGGCAATCTGGACGACATTATCGCCTTGACCCAGCTTTATGGCGAAGCCTATCCGGACAACCTGGTGATCCGGAAAATGGCCGAAATTGCTACAACCGTCGAAGGATCGGAGGCATTTGGGGCCTACGTTTATGGCCGGGACGCGCTGACAGGCGCGGTGGGCAGCGCAATCGACTGGGCGTTTGCCGGCAGCGAGGATGAGGAAGAGGCCTTGCAGTCGCTGCAGGGGATACAGAACGCGATTGAGGCCGGCGGAGCCGTGGAGCAGGCCGCAAACCGCGGCGCAACACGCGAAGAATTGACTGACACCCTGACGAGAGACGCAGAGCTGCGCCGGGAACAAGTCAGGCAACTGTTGTCGGCGGCCCCGATGGCGGCGACAGATGCGCCGCTTACGGCGCCGCGGCTGGATGACGGCAGTCTTTCTTCTGAAACCATCCTGATGGATGGCGGGCAAGTGCCATTGGGCGAGAAGCCGGTTCTGCCAGGCTCTTCCGCCATTCTGGCCCCTGGTTTTGAGGCGGCGCGCCAAAACGGCGTGTCTGAGGGCAGCGTGTCTGGAGCCGGCGCAGTTGGGGCCGAAGTGGGCACCGGCAAGCTGGACGGCGTGAGTGCCACAACGGCGGCCGATGTTGCTGACGCCTCAGCCGGTTTGGCTGCATCTGCTGATCTGGCCCGGAAAAGTTCCTATGACCGATATCGGCAGATCGGCAGAACTGCCGCCGAAGAGGCGGAAGCGCTTGCGGATTACGAAAGGCTGTTCAGGCAAAGCTATGTCGAACTGGGTGGCCACAAGGAGGCTGCCCGGGACTATGCGATTTACCGGTTCAAGCAGATGTGGGGTCTTTCGGCCTTCGCGCCGGAGGCGGAAGGGACCGTATTGAAATATCCGGTCGAGACAGCCTATCCGGATCTTGAAAAAGACGGCCATGGTTACGTGCGCAAGGACGTTGAGGACCTGCTGAAAGCACAGGGGGTGCGCGCTGCGAAATGGCATCTGATGCCAAATGACAAGACCGGCCGGGACAGGCAGCAGGCCCCGGCGGACGAGGACGGCTACGGCCCGCGCATGACATTGACCTATGACGACGAGACCGGAAAGCGCCATTTGCTGACGGAAGACTTTCAGGCAAATGTCGGCCGGGCTCGGGACAGGGCGTGGCAGGCGCACATCCCAAACAACAGCAGGCGGGCCGCGCGGCAGGCCTCTGCCGCACCGGCTGGAAACGTTCCGGCGGCGCTGGCTGCCGCATCGCCCGGTAAAGCTGCGCCGCTGGATGGAGCTTCCACCGGGGCGCGGTGAAAAAACACCGCCTCGGGCGCACAACCGGGAAGCTTCAAAAAGCCTTTGAGTGGCAAGAGCTTTCCGGAAATGCGTGTCTGAACAACAGGTTCAGACATCTGGCCTTGCTGGACGCTTCGTCAAAACAAGGCTAAAACAGACCTCATACCGGTACTTTGGAAAATTGCGGCCTGGCCGGCAAGAGCGCCTTGGCGCTGCCGGATACGTCTGCTCGATTTTTTACGGCCGCCTGCGCGGACAGGCCTTGAGGCGCTGCCGCCGTGCCGGCAGGCGGCGCCGATTACACGTTTTCAAGACATTGAGAGAAAGGGACCACCCATGTGCATGTTTGGTGGGGGAGGCTCCAAGCAGCCGGACCCGGAACCGACACCGCCGCCGCCGCGCGAACCCGACCCGCAGCGGCAGGCGCGCAACCTGCAGGAAAACGGGCGCCGGCGCCGGGCCGCCGCCTATAATACCCGGGCCACCAACCTGACCGGCCCGCTGGGCGTTGCCGATTACGGCAGTGCCTCGCGCCCCGGTGTCACACTTTTGGGGCGTGCGTGATGGGAGTTGTCGACGATCTGAAAACCGAGCTGCAATCGGCCCGGGCGGAACGCCAATGGGTGGAGGCGGACTGGCAGGACTATGTCACCTATACGGCGCCGGACATGGAGCGGGCCTTCAACCGGCCCGGCGGCGTGAGCGCCCGGGATGGCATGAGCGCCCTGCGCGGGTCTGCCGCCCGGGACCGGTCGCGCAAGCTGTACGACCCGACCGCTGTCTGGCTGCTGGACAGGCTTGCCTCCGGCATAGGCTCGCTGACCATGCCCGAAGGCTTTCCCTGGCATGGGGTCGGTTTCGGCGATCCGTTTGCGCCGGCGCCCAGCCAGGCGGACGAGGAGTTTTTCGAACTGGTGCGCGATCACCTGTTCCGTGTGCGGTATTCGGGGCGATCCGGCTTTGCGCTGGCCAACCGCTCGCGCCTGCTGTCCACCGTGAAACTGGGGACGGGTGTGCTGTTTCCGGTCGAAAACGAGGACAGCCTGGCCGATATCCGCACGCCGGTTCATTACCGCTATGTGCCGCTTTACGAGATTTACCTGGTCATCGATGCCCAGGGCAACGATTGCGGGTTCTTTCGGGTGCGCACGTTGAAGGCGTGGCAGGCGGTGAAGGAATATGCCGGCAAGGTGTCGCCCAAGGTGAAGGAAGACGCGGCCGACGCGAAGCGCAAGAACACGGACTACACTTTCGTACATGCCTGCTTTCTGCGCGAAGGCGGCCACGCCCAGGCGACCGACACCAGGAAATCCCGGTTCGAGAGCATCCACTTCGAGGAAGACAGCGGGCATATCTGCCGGCGGGGCGGCTTCTTCGAATATCCGCTGGTGATCAGCCGGTGGGACCGGGACGGGCTGTCGCCCTATGGCTCGCCGCCGCAGGCAAAGCTGATGAGCGACATCAAGAGCCTGCAGAGCCTGGCGCGCGACGGGCTGATTGCCAGTTCGCAGGCGGTGCGCCCGCCGATTGCCACCCATGCGCAGGAGCGCCAGCTTGACCTCAACCCCGGCCGGATCAACCCCGGGCTGATCGACGAGCAGGGCCGGCCGCTGTTCCGGCCGATGATCGACACGGTGAACCCGGGCGCGGCGGATGCGCAGATCGAGACCATCCGCGAGAAGCTGCGGGTGGGGCTTTATGGCGACCTGTGGCAGACGCTGCTGGAAGGCAATGGCCGCACGGCAACGGAAGCCAATATCCGCCGCAAGGAAATGGCCGACATGATCGGGCCGTTCTCCACCAACATCATGGCGGGAAACGAAGCCTTGTTCGAACGGGAGATCGGCATTCTGGGCCGGAGGGGCGCTTTTGCCCCCGGTTCGCCCCTTGCCCCGCCGCAAAGCGTGCTGGAGGGCGATGTGACCCTGACGCCGACGGCACCCATCGACCAGATGCGCGAGGCCGGACATTTCGAGGCGATCATGGGCTTCCAGGAGTATCTCGGCATCGCGGCTGGGGCCGATCCCTCCATTCTGGATCTGCACGACCGGGAAGCCGAATACGACCTGACCCGCCGCGCGCTGGGGCTGCCCGCCAAGCTGAGGCGGCGGCCGGAAGAGGTGGAGGCGCTTCGGCAGGAACGGGCGGCCGAGCAGCAGCAACAGCAGCAGCTTGCGACAGGCGAAAGCATGGCGCGGATCGCCCGCGACGGGGCGCCGCTTCTGCAGGCCCTGGGCGGCGAGGGAGGGCTGGATGGTCTGGCGTAGCCTCAAACGAGCCGCCCGGCGGCGCCGGGAGCGGGCTGGAGTGCTGGAACGGGCCTATCGGTCCGTTTTTTTGTGTCCGGACGGCGAAATCGTGCTGGCGGACCTGGCTGCCGAATGCGGCATCTACCAGGCGCCGCCGGTGAACCTGGAGCCAAGGGCGGGCGGTTATCTGGACGGGCGCAAGGCACTTTATGCCCGCATCCTGTCGATGATCCGCATTCCGCCGGAAGAGCATGCCGCGCTGCAGGAAGCCGCCCGGCTGGAAATGCTGCCCGAGTTCGAAACTGACGAGGAATATTGACGATGTACGACGCGATCGACCCGGTGGCAGGACCGGAGGCTGGCGGGCAAGACGGTTCCGGACAAGATGGTATGGGACCTCGCCCTTCGGAGGGGGGAGGTTTCATCGACGGCTTGAGCGATGCCGACCGGGACATGGCCGCCAGCTATGGCTGGCGCGATGCCGCCGGCATTCTGGAAAGCTATCGCTCGCTGGAAGACAGACTGTCCGGGGCGCTTCAGGTTCCGGGCGAAGATGCCGGCAGCGAGGAACAGGCGGCCTTTTATGCCGATGTTTCCAGCCGCTGGACGCCGAAGGACGGCTATCGCTTCAAGATGCCCGAGACGCTGCCGGAAAACTTTCCCTATGACCAGGCCTTTGCGCAGGAAGCCGGAGACTGGTTCAAGGAGGCGGGGCTTCACCCCGAGGCAGCGCAGAAGCTGCACGACCGGTGGGTGGGCAAGATGGCAGAGCAGTTTTCCGCCCATGAGGAAGCGGCTTTTGACGCCGCGCAGAAACAGGGTCAGGCGGCCGAGGCCGCGCACCTGTCCCTGGTCAGGGAATATGGCGAACCGGACAGCGACGGCTACCAGAACGCCATTGCCAAGGCCGACCGGGCGCTGAGCACCCTGAAGACGGCCGGGGTGGACCTGACGGGATGGTTCGCGGAAAAAGGCGCCCTGACCACGGCTGGAAGCGACGGTTTGCAGCAGGTGACGGACCCCGTGGCGGTGAAGCTGCTCGCCTTCATCCACGACAGCGCCTTTGCGGAAGACGGCCTGAACGGTTTCGGCGCGGGTGGGGAGGGCGGCAATCCCTTCGAGACCGGCAATCCGGACCTCAGGCAGCAGTCGGACCTTCTGGAAAACAGCCCCTTGCGGGCACGGCAGATGATCGTCGCAGCGGGGCGGGATCCACGGTTGTTTGGGCTGTAACAAGCAGTCTTTTCAAGTTGCCGCGGCGAGGATGAGCGCAAATCGCGTTTGGTGCCGGTTTTCGATTGTTGGTCTGCCAGATCTTGTGCTCAACCCGCATGGTGCCACACGCGAAGAAAGCCAGTGGTGAGCGAAACCCTGTTACCCGGTGAGTTCCTCGCACCTGGGAATGATCCACGGTTCGCTGGATGGATCAACATCTGTAGACCAGAAGGCCAGGTCGCCGGTTTCCAATACTTCTGCGTGTACCTGATAAACACTGACATCGTTAGAGCCAGGCCACTTCTCACGGCACAGAAAGATTTTTCCCTCTAATTTTTGGCATCTTGCGCTGTGATAAGCGCGATTTATCAAGAGTAGGTCGTCGATCATCGTGAAATCGTAAGGTATCCACTCTTCTGTGCAGAAATTTTCCTGTGCTTTTAATTCGTTCGCAGGAAGAAATACAAGAATATTTAAGGCGATAAACTTAATGAAAAATCTCGTCAACGAATTCACTCGCAATGTCTATATCGCAGCTAAAAACCTTGGGTTGCCTGATCCCCAGGCGCGCCTTGCGGCAACACAAGCATCACTTGAGACTGCGTATGGCAAATCTGTCAAGGGAAACAACTATTTCGGGATCAAGGCTGGAGCCTCTTGGAAGGGAAAAAAACAGGATTTTCGAACTTGGGAGGATGAGGGGGGAAAGAAAATCGTTCTGACAGACAGCTTTCGCAGATACGGCAGTCTACAGGAAAGCTTGCAGGACTGGGTTGAAACGGTATCGTCGCGATGGCCTGATGCTATGTCCGCTCGCACATTTGAAGACGCGGTAAAGGGACTTCATGCAGGAGTGCCCGGCAAGGGCTATGCAACCGACAAGCTCTATGGCCAAAAACTCAGCTATATTGAGCGAAAAATCGGAGAAACTTACGCTCCGCCGAGCGAAGGTCTTCAGAGATTTTTCCGAGAAACGGAAAAGGACATTGATCTTCACAACATACTTATGGGGCATCGGAACGCACCAAGGTCACCGAACATTTTCGATACTCATGAAATGGCTGGTTTAAATGCTGCCGCGATACCAGTGCCGGGTAGAAAACCCACTTCAGAAATGGAGGTACACCGAGAGTCCGCTTTAAATGTGCCTTTGGACAGGACTGCAGGTCCGTCTCCTGCTGTTCCTCGGCGAAAACCTGGTGCCGATCTCGCGGCTACAGGGGCTGGCAACGAAGAGGATTTCAATCCGTTCGATCTAAAAAATCCAAATCTCAAGTTGCAAGCTTTGCTTCTAGAAAAATCACCGGCGTTGGCAGAGCGGTTGATCGTTTCCGCCGGCCGAGACCCCAGATTGTTCGGTCTCTGAAAATGCCGCTGGTTTCGGAAGAGGTTTTTGTGCCAATTTCAATTAAGGGTTGATCAGGAGCAAATAATGAACATGTTCTGATTTTTCAGCGTCTCGATGCTTTTTTAGAGTGCGATGATATATAGAGGGATCCGGAATGAAATTGAACACCTTTCGTTTTATCAATGGCTTTGGGGCAATTCTGAAAGTGTCGGGGGTTATTGCTCTGCCGTCGGTTTGCCTGGCCGCGGACGGTGCAGTCATCCCGTGGGAACAGCAACCTGAAGTTCTTCGGTCTGAAATAGAGGGCTATGTCAATTCAAGCCTTGATCCCGCCATGTTCAAGGTGCAGGTCGCGGAGGATGTCCGTGTGGTCTATCTGGGCTTTTCGCCCGAGGAAATCGAACAGAATGCTGAGCAGTTTCCGGATATTCCAGGCCATAGCATCTCGCATCTGCCCTATGGACGGAACGAGTATTACAGCACTCCGGTGGATGCGTTGGATTACCAGCTTTCCAATACGATTACCGTGCTCAATCTCGATCTGGACAAGAAGCCGGGATCGGAAGGTAGCAGTGGCGAGAAGAGTACGGAATTGACTGAAATTCTTGCGCCAAAAGGAGAATTCTTTCAATCGCTCGGGTTATCCATTTTTGATTTGATGAGGGTCAAGGATGGTCGGGGCACTCTCGTTGAGTTCGGTCCGCCAATGTCAGTGTTCGACGATTTCGAATTTTCCTATCGGGACAAGATTCTAGAGACGCCTTGCACATCGGTTTTCGAGTTCGCAGGATTCGACGACGGTACACAGGAAAACACCATGGTTGTTTATTCCGGCGCCGAACCCGGTTCGGCCGAGCAGCTTCAGTGCCTGGAGATGCAGGCTCTGGTTTTCATGCGGCCTGCGGGACTTGCATTCGAGAGTGTATCTTCGAACGACTGATCTTCTGCGGTTATTCACCTGATAAACCGAATTGCAGAACACTCATCCGAGAGCCGTGTGGCCGGTTCCCGGACTGTGAAACGGCTTTGAAGTTCACGGTATGGGCCCGGTCTGACTTCCGGCTGTTCTGATGAGCAAGGCGGACCCGGCTTACTGCCGTGCCTCTGCCTTCGCGGTTGGCTTCCGAGCGAAGCGCATCGCCAAATTCCACCCCTTTTTCAGTTTCGATTTCAGTGTGCAGGCCTTTTGGCCTGCACAGATGTATTTCGACGTGTCGATTTTGCTGAAGAGGGTAGACAGCGGGCGCGGGAAATTCTGGGACTGAGCAAACCCGGAACGAAAACGAACGTGAAACCCTGGACTGATGGATGGTCCGGAGTGAGGCTTCAAAATGGAGCAAATCCGTTCGACGTGAAGCGGTCTGATCTCAAGAAACAAGCTGAAATGCTGGACCGTAATCCGCCTGTCGCGCGTAAACTTATCCTCGCTGCGGGCCGGGACCCCGAATTGTTCCTGGTCTGAGGGGCCCGAGGCTAAGTGCGTTCTATGTCAACGCTACTCGAAGACGAATTTGCTGCTCCGATACCCCGGCCTTGCGCCGGTTTTTTTGTTTCTCACCCCAATAGGCAAACGCAGCGTGAAAGAAACGATTTTGAAGGCGTGACCGAATGGTTCGCGATGGCTCGCTTCGTTTGCCTCTTGCTCAAACGTAATCTCTTACACAAACCCAAGGAAATTCAATGACATCTCAAATTTCAGACATCGTCGTCCCGCGTGTGTTTACCCCCTACATGGCGGAGAACAAGCCGGCCAAGCTGATCATGCTGGAAAAATCCGGCATTCTGGCCGGTCCGGCACCGGAAATCGGCAAGCGCTTCAAGGCCGGTGGCAACCAGATTGAAGTGCCCTATTGGGAAGACCTCGACGATGCCGAGCCGACGGTGATTGACGACAGCGACAACAAGATCGGTGTCAGCAAGATCACCGCCAGTGACATGAAGGCCTACAAGCACCGCCTGGCCAAGAAATACGGTGCCAAGACGGTGGCAAGCTATGCCGCAACGGGGCGAGGCGACAGCGCCATGAACCGGGTGGCGGAGCGGATCAGCGCCTATTGGGGACGCCGCAAGGAAGAGCGCATCATTGCGACGGCTGAAGGCGTGATCGCCGACAATGTCGCCAATGACAGCGGCGACATGATCTATTCCATCTATTCCGATGTCGGTTCGCCGACGGCTGCCAACCGCATCAGCTATCAGGCGATCAACCGGGCCCGGCTGACCATGGGTGAAAACCTGGACGACCTGCGCGTGATCGCCATGCACAGCTTCGTCTATGGCACGCTTCTGGACGACGAAAAGATCGAGTTCAAGAAACCGTCCGAAGCGCCGTTCGAGGTGCCTTATTACGCCGGAATGATGGTGGTGCATTCGGAAATGATGCCGGTGACGGCCGGTGCCAATTCGGACGAATACTCCTGCTTCCTGTTTGCACCGGGCGCTTTCATGCATATCGACGAAGTGCCCAGCCGCTCGACGATTTACGGCAACGAAGGCACCGAAATCACCCGTGATCCGGATATTGGCGACGGCGGCGGTGCCGACTATCTGACCACCCGACGTTTCGAGTTGATCCATCCGGCCGGGATGGATTTCACGGCGTCTTCTCTTGCCAAATCCCAGGGCGCGAGCCTGGCCGAACTGCGCAACGCGGCCAACTGGGACCGGAAATACAACCGCAAGAACGTGAAGCTGGCCTGCCTGAAGGTGAATATCTGACGGCGTACCCTCGGGGCAGTCTGGGGACAAGCGACCGCATACATTCACTCCAACGGTTTTGGACCGATCTACGTTTTTGCCCGTAGCCTTTCCTGCGGGCTTTTTGTTTGACCGGTTCGACCTCTCACGGGCCTGACCAAGTCAGGGCCTGTCAAACTTCTTCGGGCGGCGTTTGCCGCCCTTTTTTTTTTCTCGAAAAGAGGCCAGACATGGACGAGATCATCATGCGCCGCCTGCGGCACCTCCAGCGCCTGGAAGAACAACACGAAGCCGATTTCCTGGCTCGTTGCGCCCCGCCGAAAACGGAGGCCGAAAAGCGGCAGGAACACCTGGCCGATGCGCTGGCCGCGGACTGGAACCGCAAGCAAAGGGCGGCAAGGCAGCCACGGGCCGAAAAGCCGCTGCCCAAAGGTTGGCGCAAGGAGCATTGGAAGACCCAGCAGGCCATGGCCGCGGATTATGCCGGTGTGAAGGCCGCCAACAAATACGAGGCCGTTCAGGCGCTTGCTGCCTATGAGGCCAAAGCCGGCGATCTTGCCGCCGCCTGACCCTTTCAAGGAAACTATTTCATGTCGGGAACCGTCAACACAGCCGTTGAGATGGCGAACCTTGCGCTTGCGCATCTGAAGGAAGCGCCCATCCGCGACTTCGATTTTTCCTCCGTCGCGTCGCGCTGGTTCAAGAACCACTACGCGGCGCACCGGGATGCCTATTTGGCCATGCACGACTGGGACTTTGCCATCGAGTTGGTGAACCTGCCCGCAGAGACTGAAAAGCCGCCGTTTCGCTGGGCCTATCAATACAAGCTGCCAGCCGGCACGCTTCGCATTCCACAGCAGAGTGTTGGCGGATCGCCGGGAGGGACGATCATTCCCTTCGAAGTGGTGGGGCAGCGCATCATGTCGGATCATCCGCCGCCGTTTCCGCTCCGCCATGTGCGCCGGGTGGTGCGGGAGGCCGAATTCGCGCCGCTGTTCGTGAACGGGTTCGCCCTGTTTCTGGCGGCAGGCTGCGCCCATTCGATCACCGGAAAGAACAGCCGTGCGGAAGCCTTGCGCCAGGCGGCGCGGGAAGCCTTCGACCAGGCCGGAACATCCGACGCCCTGCAGGGCACGCCGCTTCCCATGATTGATCTGGATATCATTGCAAACAGATGAGCTATCACCTTCAAGCCACGTTCAGCCGGGGCGAACTCGACCCGGAGCTGATCTACCGTTCGGACCTGGAACTGTTCCGGTCCTCCCTGGCCGAATGCCGGAATTTCCTGACCCTGAAACGCGGCGGTCTGCGCCGGCGCGGCGGCACCAAATTCATTGCAGAACTCAAGGACAGCAGTCGGCAAGGCTGGTTGATCCCGTTCGAGTTCGGAAACGGGCAATATTACATGCTTGAGTTCGGCCACCACATTTTCCGGGTGTTCACCAGCGAGGGGCGGGTCGGCACTGTTGAGGTGGCGACACCCTATTCCTCCGGGGTTTTGCCACGGCTGAAATTCGTACAGTCGACCGACACGCTGTTCATCGCCGGTGGCGGCGTTGCCCCGCAGGCCCTCAAGCGATTGTCGGAGCTTTCCTGGGCGATCGAGCCGATGTCGTTCAGGGATGGGCCCTATCTGGACGTCAATATCTCGCCGACGAACCTGAAACCGGCCGCGACGGGCAATGCTGTTCCCAAAATGACATCGAACACAGCCCCAAGCGGGACTGTGTCGGCCTCCAACGGCAGCGCTTCGGCCTGGCAGCTGTTCAATCGCTCGGAAGGCAAGACAGTGCTTTCCTCCGGGGCAACGGGTTGGGTGCAATATCAGTTTCCCGGCAGTGTCGTGATCGACGCCTACATGCTGCAGGCGCCGAACGATAACAGCCAGAACGACGACATGCCCTGGCAGTGGAACATCGAGGCGTCGAACAATGGCTCCGACTGGACAATCCTGGATACGCAGGACGGTCAGGATACCTGGTCCTCCAACGAATGGCGAGAATATGATTTTCACAACGAGACCGCCTTTACCCATTACCGGCTGAGCTTCACGCAAGGCGGCGGATCAGCTTCGGACAATTCCGCGATCGGGCAACTGGTGTTTCACCGGGCCGGCAACGACCAGAGCCCGTTCACGCTGACGGCTTCAGGGACAGGTGGCATCAATGGCGGTGCTGGCTTTCAGCCGTCTGACGTGGGGCGGCATATCCGGTTTCGCGGGTCGGACGGGTTCTGGCGCTGGTTCCGGATCCACAGCCGCCAGTCGGCAACCTCGGTCAAGGTGCAGCTTTTTGGCCAGGCACTGCAGGACACCAAGGCACAAAGCATCTGGCGGCTGGGGGCATGGTCCGGCACCACGGGGTGGCCGGAAACAATCGGCTGGCACAAGAACAGGCTCGCCTTCGCGGGCACCAGCGAGGAACCACAGAAGATCTGGGAAAGCCAGACGGAGGACTTCACCAACTTTTCCGTTTCCCATGTTCTGAAGGCATCCGACGCGGTGACCGCGGGCATTCTTTCCGGACAGGTGAACCGGATCCAGTGGCTGGTCGACGATAACGACCTGATTGTCGGCACGACCCGCGCGGTGCGTGCCGTCGGCAAGGCGACCGATCAGGACCCCTACGGGCCGGAGAATGTCGACCAGAAGCCTGAGACGAATTTCGGTGCCAATGACGTCAGCCCGATCAAGGTGGGATCGGTGCTGATCTACTACGGCCCTTATGGAACCGACATGCGCGAAATGGCCTATGACTTCGGCTCCGATGGCCGGGTGTCTCAGGCGGTGAGCGAGGTGCAGTCGCATCTGTTTCAAAGCGGTATTGCCGGGGCCTGCTACCAGCAATACCCCGATAGCGTCATCTGGCAGTGGGACCAGAAAGGCAGTGGGATCGGTTTCACCTATGAACGCCAGCAGCAGGTCTACGGCATGCAGCGCCACGATTTCGGTGGTGTGGTGGAATGTATGGCGGACCTTTCGGGCGCTGGAGCGGACACCGTCTGGATGATCGTGAAACGGACCATCGACGGACAGACACGGCGGTACATCGAAATCATGCAGCGGCCGTTTCCGGGCGGGGCGATCGAGGATGCATGGCATCTCGATTGCGGCGCGCACTACGAAGGCCTGCCGGCAAACACGGTCTCGGGACTTCAACACCTGGAAGGCGAAGAGGTGATCCTTTATGCCGATGGGACCGACTATCCGGCAATTGTGACCGCCGGAGAAGCGAGCCTGCCGAATGGCCAGACGGCGGAAAAGATCCTGGTAGGGCTGAACGTGGAGGCGAGGGCGAAGACCTTGCCGTTTCCCGTTAATGCGCAGGACGGTTCGGCCATGGGCCGCAAGATGCGAGTGGACAGTTGCAGTATCGCGGTTCTGGACACCGGGACCCTCAAGGCCGGGTCAGACGAAACCTTTCTGGACGAGCTGATCTACTACCGTGCGGGTGACCCCGCCGGAGAGCCGGCGCCCTTGCGCACAGGCGTGCTCGACCAGCCAATCGAAACGCGATGGGAAGACGGGGGGCAGCTTACGCTGGCAGCCAGCGGCGGCAAACCCTGCACCATCCTGGCCGTCAATTTCGGCCGAGACGCGGAGCCTTAATTCATGTGTCATCCAGCAATATTGGCTGCGGTCTCCGTTGCGGGATCGCTGGCCGGCGGCGCCGTGCAAGCGCAAGGCGCGCGCCAGCAGGCAGATGCCCAGGCAAAGGCGGAAGAACGCCGTGCAGAACTGGCCGACCACCAGAAGGCAGTCAATCAGACCCAGGCTTCTTTTGAGCGAAAACGAACCCTGGACAAATACGAAAGGGCGCTCGGCTTCAACCGGGCTGCCGGAGCCGAACGGGGTCTGTCGCAAACCGGTTCGCTGAACGACGTCGCGGACGACAATGCCTTCGAAGTGGCTCAAAACATCGAAGCCATCCGGTATGGCGCGGAAGGCAAGCGGGACAATCTGACCTTCGAGGCGAAGACTGCCCGGGAGCGGGCACATTCGAGCCGCCGCGCGGGGCGTATCAGCGCCACCGGCGCGATGCTTGGCGGTGTTACCGGGGGCAACTTCGGTACCGGTACAGTGCTGTTTGATGCTGCCGCCTTGCAGCCTGGCGAAGTGCTGACGGTTTTGCTGGTGAGCAAATACGATCAGCCTTACAGCCTGGCGGGCGGTGAGATTGACCCGGCGGTCATGGAACGCGCCATGGACCGGACGGCGATCAACATGCAGTCGGTCGCCACCCGGGCGCTGATCGAGGTCAACGGCGGCTTTGACCTGAAAGGCCGCCGAATGATCAACGCGCTTGATGCGGCCGAAAATCAGGACTTGCCGACGCTTCAGCAGGTTCTTGAAATAGCCTCTCTCCCAGGTGCTCAAGGACCGAAAGGCCCGGTTGGCAACCAAGGCCCCACGGGTCCGGCCGGTCCGCAAGGCCCTGCAGGTCCGCAGGGGCCTCAAGGGGAACGCGGCCCGCTCGGCTATGAAGGTCCGCGAGGTCCTGAAGGGCCATCCGGTCCGACTGGCTCGCAAGGACCGACTGGACCGCAAGGCCCGCAGGGTCCAGAGGGGCCGATTGGCAAGTCATTTGATCCGGATTACACCGGCCTGACGGCCGACCGTGCAGCCTATGACGCTGAACCCAAAGACACGTCCTTTCTCGATACCGAGGCCGGGATTGTTTATTGGAAGCTCTCCAACGCGGTCGGCGCCTGGTCGACTGGTGTCAACTTCGGGCGCGGGCCGCAGGGCTTGCAGGGGCCGCAGGGCATTCGAGGCCCGGCCGGTCCTGTCGGGTTGAACCACCGTGGAACGTGGAACGTGGCAACCGCTTACGTTGAGCGAGATACGGTCAGCCATGACGGGTCTTACTTCATCTGCGTGGCAGCCCATACCGGTGTCACCCCGGAAGACGCCGCCGCTGAATGGGACATTGTTGCCGCGAAAGGGGAACGCGGCCTGCAGGGATTGCAGGGCATTCAGGGGCCGGAAGGGCCGCAGGGTGTGCAAGGCCCGGAAGGCATCCAAGGACCGAAAGGCGATCCCGGCCCGCAAGGTCCGACAGGTGCGCAGGGTCCGCAAGGCCCGCAGGGCGATCCCGGGTTGATCTATCGGGGCTTCTGGTCTTCTGGCGAAACGTACAATTCTGACGAAACGGTCACCTATAACGGGTCGTCCTATATCTCGTTGCGGGTGAACATCGGTCAGAACCCCAGCATCTCGCCGGATGATTGGGGCTTGCTGGCTGCAAAGGGCGATGTGGGGCCGGTCGGGGCAACGGGGCCGGAAGGGCCACAAGGTTCAACCAGCTACGACGCCGGCACGGTCGGCGGCCTTGGGCCAAACCAGCTTTTGCGGTCCGATGTAAGCGGGACAATCTCGGGGAACGTGACTGCAACAGGTCAGCTTCTTTCGAACAACCATATATATCTTGGTCGTGCCGGGTCCGGCGACAACTGGATTATTTTCAGGGACAAGAACAGCAATACGGACAGATACTTAGGCTGGGACGACAGCGCCAACGCTCTCGTTGCAGAAGAGAACGACGGCGGATTTCATAAGCTAGGGCTTGTCTATGACGGGTCCAACGCGAACGAAACAAACTATCCGATTGGACACATCATCTGGGCATCGGCGCCCGCCTCGATCAACAGAAATGCTTCACGAGCCTGCTACTTGCACAGCGCATCCACTGGCTATGCCGACTCATCTGACCCCAACAAGTCCACGGGCCTGTCTGGTACGTGGCGTAGTCGCGGTGCGGCCGGTCAAATCGCCATATATCAGCGTGTAGCATAGAGGAAACGGCATGACTGAAATCAATGTTAAAACAACTGTCATCACCAAGTTTCATGGCTTCTTCCCAGGCTATGAAACCGACCCCACTCTAACCGATATGTCCAAGATCGTCGGGGCGTGCTCCTACGATGTTCAACACGCAAACGGTTACACGGAAACGCTCGAAACAGGGCTTAGGCCGGGCGAAAATTTTGGGTGGAGCATCAAGGTCATTGAAGCCGCGCAGGCTTGGCGAAATGCTGGAGGTGTCATTTCGGAATGGGCGCCACCCGCGGCTGACTAAATTCGACCGAACCGACCGAAACACACCGCCCTTGAGGCGGTTTTTTTATGCCTGAAAGGCACTCCAATGAAACTGGTTTCAGACTGGCGCGCGGTCCTGCAAAGGGCTTGGAGCGTGCGCCTTATGCTGCTTGCTGCGCTGCTCTCTGGCGCGGAGGTGGCGTTGCCCTTTCTGGGTGACTTCTTTGCGGCGGGCTTACGCGATGCAGCCGATGGTACGACGAAATTAAAAATGGCTACGCAAGGGACGGGCAATGAACGAAGATCAGTTTCGGGAATTTGCCAGAGAAGGCGGAAAAGAAGGCGGTCGGGAGGCTGCCCAGGAAGTGCTTCGTGCGCTCGGCGTCGATATTGAACATCCGTTTGAGGCTCAAAAGGATATGCATTTTCTGCGCGATTTGCGCAAAGGGACGTCCAGCGTCAAGGGCAAACTGGTTAGCACCATTGTGGGGGCGCTGGCGCTGGCTGGACTTTACAAACTCCTGTCAGGAATTAGATGGGGGGCTTGA